GTGGATGGCGATGACGCGCCGGTGAAGCGCATTGACCCGGACGCTCTCCGGACGCTGGGGCAGAACCTCAACCGGCAGTTCGATCAGTACAAGTCCGACCGCCGCATCGCGGAGCTGCGCTGGCTGCGCAACCAGCGCCAATATCTCGGCATCTATGACCCCGACATCGAGGAGAAGCTGAGCCCCAACCGGTCGAAGGCCTACCCGAAGATCACCCGCGTCAAGTGCATCAGCGTGCTGAGCCGCCTGATGAACCTCATGTTCCCCGGTAACGAGCGGAACTGGGAGCTGCGCGCCAGCCCGAGCCCGAGCATGTCCATGGAGGACGTGACGTCGGCGGTCCAGACGGCGCAGGGGAAGGACCAGGCGGCCGGCGTTCAGTCGCAGGTGGACGTCGCCTACATCACCTCGGCGGTCAAGCAGCTGGCGGACGACCGTGCCGAACAGCTCTCGCTGACGATCGACGATCAGCTTCAGGAACTGGGCGGCGACCAGACCTACGACTACGTGGCGCTTAACCGCGAAGTCCTCATGTCCGGCGTCACCTACGGCCTCGGCGTGCTGCGCGGCCCGTTCGTCAAGGAGTGCAAGAGCACGACATGGGCGATCGACCCGACGACCGGCCAGGCGGCCCCGCAGGAGCAGACGATCTACAAGCCCCTGTTCGAGTTCCTGTCGGTGTGGGATTTCTATCCGGACCTGGCGGCCAAGACCTTCTCGCAGATGGATGGCTATTACGTCCGCATGGTCATGAGCCGCAGCCAGGTTCGCAAGCTGGGCAAGCGCCCGGACTTCTTTGAGGACGTCATCAAGCGCTACCTTGAGCGCACTCCGAACGGCAACTACAAGGCCCAGCTCCACGAGATGGAGCTGCGCACGATGGGCGTGAAGGTCAACGTCAACGAGCAGAAGGCCGACGCCAACAAATACGAGGTGGTCGCCTGGCACGGCCCGGTCTCCGGCATGGCTCTACAGCAGGCCGGCGTTCAGGTGCCCGAGAATAAGCTGTCCGACGAGGTCGACGCCGAGGTCTGGATGATCGACGGCAACGTGATCAAGGCGACGATGAACCCGTGGGCCATGCTCGACGTGGACGTCAAGACGCTGCATCCGTTCCTGTTCGACAAGGACGACACCAGCCCGCTGGGCCAGGGTCTGCCCAACGTCATCCGCGACAGCCAGATGTCGATCTCGGCCGCGACCCGCATGCTGCTGGACAACGCCTCGGTCACGTGCGGCCCCAACCTGGAACTGAACACCGATCTGCTGCGCCCTGATCAGGACCTGTCGAGCACAAGCGCGTACAAGGTTTGGTATCGCGAGGGCCTCGGTCCGGAAGCGCAGTTCCAAGCGGTGCGCAACGTCCAGATCGACAGCCATATGGATGAGCTGCTCAAGGTCATCGAGCTGTTCATGAAGTTCGCGGACACCGAGACCTTCGTCGGCCCCTCGACGGGTGGCGACATGGCGCAGGCTCCGAGCGAGCCGATGCGCACGGCGGCCGGTGCGTCCATGCTGCGCGGCGACGCGGCGCTCCCCTTCAAGGACATCGTGCGGTCGTTCGACCAGTTCACGCAGTCCGTGATCGAGAGCCTCGTGCAGTTCAACCGTAAGTTCAACCCGGAGCTGGCTCCGGAGGGCGATTACAACGTGGTGGCGCGCGGCGCGACGTCGCTGATCGCCAAGGAAGTTCGCGGGATGCAGGTGGACCAGCTGGCCCAGACCCTGCGCCCCGAGGAGATGATGCACATTGACGAGCGCAAGCTGATCGAGGCTCGCATCATGGTGCGCGACCTGGGCGATCTGTTGCTGCCGCAGGCTGAAGTCGCGCGCCGTCAGGCTGCCCAGGCTCAGGATCAACAGAAGCAGCAGCAGATGCAGCAGGAGGCCATGGAGGCCGAGATCAGGAAGACCTTCTCCGAGGCGTTCAAGAATATCGCCCAGGGGCAGAAAAACACGGCCGCCGCAGACGCCGCGTCGGTGAACGCAGCGCTTTCGCTGCTCGAAAAGGGAGTGATGGATGTCAACGCCAATTCTAACCCCGACGGCGGCTCAACTCCGCAAAACGGAGGTGATCAGGCTGGGGGAGGAGCTACATCGCAGGCGTGACGTCTTCGAGGTGCAGTGCATGTACCGCATGATCGAGCTGATGCTTGAGGACGTGAAGGACGACTTTGTGCGGTGCCCAGCGGCCGACCTGCCGAAATGTCAGGCGACGGCCGCGACGCTCGCGCAAGTGCTGAAATTGATGACCAACCCGCGCCCTGGAGCGGCGCAAACGGAGAAGCCGAATGGCTGATAATCAGAACGATCTGGATTTCGCAAAAGCGTTTGAAGAACTGGCTGCGCTCGACGACAAGCCGATCCCCGCCGACTTCAATGCCCCTGCTGCGGAAGCGCCCGCTGCTGAGGCCCCGGCTGCGCCGGCTGCTGAGGCTCCGGCTGCGCCGGCTGCTGAAGAGGAAGGCATTGTCGCCACCCCGGGTGCGGTTGAGAAGACCGCCGAGGCTGCCCCTGCTGCCCCTGCGCCGGAGCCCGCTCCGCGTCAGGCCGATGACGACCTCATCAATCGCCTTGCGAAAGCGGTGAAGGAGCAGGTTGTCCAGCCGGAGCCGCAGGCGCAACCGCAGGCCCAGCCTGAGCCGGAGCTGTACAACGACGAGGAAAAGAAAATCCTCGACACCTATGTGAAGGATTGGCCGGACGTCGCCAAGGCCGAGGCGCTGGTGCGCCGCGCCGAGTATCGTCAGCTCGCGCAGTATATGTTCGCGCAGGTTGCGCAGCATCTGCAGCCGCTTACTCAGGTGGTCCAGACCCTCAGCGAGCGCACGCAGCTTGGCGATCTGCGCCAGGAAGTCAGTGACTACGACGACATCCGCGACAAGGTGGTCGAGTGGGTCGGTAAGCAGCCGGCGTATCTCCAGCCGGCCTATGCGCAGGTCGTGCAGCGCGGGACGCCTGAGGAGGTGGTCGACCTGATCAACCGCTTCAAGCAGGACACCGGCTACACCGCGCCGACCGCCCAGGCTGTGCCTGCAGCTCCCGCAACTCCAGCACCCAAGCCGCAGAACCCGGCGCTTAAGCAGGCTGCCGCTGCATTAGCACCTGTGCGTTCTCAGCGGACAGCTCCGGCGCAAGCTGAACCTGTCACTTTCGAGGATGCATTTAAGATGTTCGCCGAGAAAAACTGACAAGGCTTTACAGGCCCTGGATGTCGAGCTATTGTCGCGGGCAGTGAAGTCAAACGTGCTGCCCTGCTCGGCCAAACAAGCGGTCATAGTCTCGGCCCTAGACGTTTTGCACAAAGATTTGTGTGAGCCCAATAGGAGCCATCTATGACCGCTATCACCGCCTATGGCGATATCTCGCCGGCAGTTGCCGCTTACTCGGTTGTCCGCATGCTCAAGCGTGCGATGCCGTACCTGCAGATCGAGAAGTTCGGCCAGACCTATCCGCTGCCGACGAACTCCACGCAGACCGCCAAGTTCCGTCGCTATTTCCTGTCCGGCACGACCGGCGCTGCTGGCCCCGACGCCATCGCGTCCTCGGGCTTCTTCATCCCCGTGGCTACCACGCCGCTGGTTGAAGGCGTGACCCCGGCCGGTTCGCTCCTGTCCAACCAGGACTACACCGTCACCCTGGCGCAGTATGGCGACTTCGTCTCGCTCACCGACGTCATTCAGGACACCCACACCGATCCGGTGCTGGACCAGATGACCGAAATCCTCGGTGAGCAGGCTGCTGTCACCGTCGAGACGATCCGCTTCAACGTCCTGAAGGCCGGCACCAACGTGTTCTACGCGAACAACGTCGGTGGTCGTTCCTCGGTCGTCACCGCGATCTCGCTGACCGATCAGCGCCGCGTCACGACTGGCCTGAACCGCCAGAACGCCAAGAAGATCACCTCGGTCGTCGCCTCGAACGCGGACTTCAACACGAAGTCGGTCGAAGCTTCGTACATGGCGATCTGCCACCCGGACCTGGAAACCGACATCCGTTCGATGACCGGCTTCGTCCCGGTCGCGTCCTACGGCCCGCACACCTCGGCGTTCGAGGGCGAACTCGGCTCCGTCGAGCAGGTTCGCTACCTGACCTCCACCGTGTTCGCGGCTTGGGCCGACGCCGGTGGCGCGAAGGGCGCGATGCGCTCCACCACGGGCACCTCGGCTGACGTCTACCCGGTCCTGTACTTCGGCCGCGACGCCTTCGGCATCGTCCCGCTGAAGGGCAACTCGGCGATGACCCCGATGGTCGTCAACCCGAAGCCGGCTCCGGGTGATCCGCTCGGTCAGCGCGGCACTGTGGGCTGGAAGCTCTACACCGCGACCGTCATCCTCCAGGATGCGTTCATGGCTCGCCTCGAAGTCGCTGCGACCGCGTAATGATCCAGGAGGGGCTGCTAAGGCCCCTCCTCCCCCTTCGGTGTGTCAGGTGACCTGACACAGAACTCATTCGAGGATACCATGACCACGGACGTCAAACTCTCCACCACCGACAGCGGCAACGTCGTCAACTTCTCTTCTGGCTCGTTCACCTCGAACGGCAACGCCACCCAGCTCAACCTCGGCTTCACCGCCCGTTACGTGAAGGTCGTCAACTCGACCGACGCGATCATCTGGGAGAAGATCGAAGGCATGGCTGCGGCCAACACGGTGAAGATCACCGGCACCCCGACCGAAGCGGTCGACACCGGCTCGGCGATCGTCGTTGACACCGACACCGGCTACAATGCCCCTGGCCTCACGGTCACGCTGTCCGCCACCCTGTGCGGCACCTCGAAGGCGATCTCCTGGATCGCGTTCGGTTGATGATCGGGGATGGGGGCTTCGGCCCCCAACCACCCTTGGAGGTCCAGGTGAGCGATTACGATATCCGCATTGAGCGGCTGACGAACGGCTATGAAGTGACTGTCCGTGATCCCAAGATCGTGGCGGCCAACAACAAACCCGACAGCAAATATCGTAACCCGACCCGAGAATACGTGTTCACCGACGTGAAGTCGGTGCTCGCGTTCCTTGAGAAAAATCTCGACAAGGCGCTGCCGGCCGATGATTTTGCCTCAAGCTTTGATGCCGCAGTGGCAGAACTGGACAACGAGGACGATGACGAATGAGTGATGAATTGGGCTCGAACATCGAGGCTCCGGCCTCGACCCGGACTGCGAAGGCCGCCCCCAAGCCGGCCGGTCTTCCCGAAACGGTGAAGATCATCCTGGAAGAGAGCGACAATATCCCGCCGACCGGCCTCTATTTGGGCTTTAACGGTCGCGGCTACTTGATCCGCCCTGGCTGTGAAGTTAACATCCCGCTTGGCGTGAAGGAAATTCTGGACCATGCGGTCATGTCGGTGCCGCAGATGGA